AGGTAGCGCTCACCATCAAAGGTCTTTAGTGCGTACTGAGTGTAGAACTTATATGCTCCAACGAATGTCGGAAATCTAAATTTAAATGAATAAGCAAACTTAAATAAATTTTTAATATCTTCAGGAGAATAGTTATCTAGCAAAGACTTCTCATAGTATTCGTTCTCGACTAGGTATTCTAGCTTCTCTTCGATTGAGTGAAAAAACACGGTATTGAGATTGACATGGTCTAGGAAGTATGCCTTAGCTGCCTCCTTATCCTTACCAAATTGAATCTTACCATTCTCGTCATACATATTTAGCATGGCATTTAGCTCATGGTAACTTACTTTATTATCCATATAGTATCTCCAACCGTTCTTTTACCTTTTCAAGGTCATCATTTGTACCGAAAATTTCTACCCTAGCAATAAGCGGTACGCCTGTCTTACTAGATATTTGTTCTGCTGCTTTACAAAAGTTGTCTCCAAAGTTTGTATTACCAAACCCTACAACACCTCTTAGAAGTTCTCTGTTTGTCCTGTTGTTGAGGAATACCCTGACCTGTTTTGGGATTGCTCCTTTTTCATTGCCGCCACCATAAGTCGGTACAAAAAGAACGAACTCACGATCCATGACAACAGAGTTACCGCTCCTAGAATCGATAGGAATACGAGTAGCAGTTGAAAGATATCTTCCATTTAATTTCTCCATAAATCTCTTAGTGTTGCCTGAATAATTTGAGAAGTAGACTATGCCTATAGACATGCCACTCCTATCATAAAATATTAAACCTTGAGAGGTAGTCTCTCACGTCGTCTGGTAACTCTTTGGTCTTATATTCTATCACGTTTTCTGACGAAGAGTCAACTCGATCTTTTGGTCTATCTCGGAATGTATGAATGTCTATCTCAAGGTTAGAGTTCCTTGGCGTGTGAGATATTGCTCCATAGATAGCTCCACAAACTGCGTCTGCCAAGTCCTTAGACTTTTTTCTTGGGTGGTCTACCTTGTTATTATTCATAATCTTTAGTTCTGTAAGCTCTTCAAATAAAAGATCGATCATCGGCATTGCTAGCCTCTCTTCATAGATAAGCATAGCCATATCTTCGTAGTGCTTTTTAGCTACCGATACCGTTTCTGTTCTAATTCCAACAGCCTTCAGCTCATTCTGAATGTCGAACGACTGCCACCTGTCAAAGCTTACCATTCCCAAATCAAAGCCTAGCCTTCGTAAGTTTTGAATCCACTGCTTTACTTCTGACAGATCTACTGGACCTTCTACCTTAGGCTCCCAGTATGCAACTGCATCTACAACAACTACTGGAGCTATCTGCTGATAGTCTTTTATTACCTGAATATTTACCCACTTATCTACATGGGCAATAGCAACAGCACACTTGTCGTGCTTTTGAGCAAGGTCAGCGTGAACAAAATATCTCTTCTCTGGATCTGGAACAAAGGTCTCTTCAAATCTCCTGTGAGAGTCCAGGGGGTTCCTGATGGTCATTGCCGCCTGAACCTTCTCTCGCTGCTTAAAGAATGCATCTGATGCAAAGGTTGGCACACAAGCAAACCTCTGCATAGCATCACCTGGATCTGTATAAAAGGCCATCTTAAAGTCATCAATTTTACGAGTGGGGTTTACCTCCCAGGTTGGCTTCTTTAGTGCAAATATGCCAGGGTACTTATAGCTAGTAATTATATCTTCATCCCAGGTAATCTCCAGGCTATTACCACTAGTGTCTTCTGGCAGATCTGGATTCATAATAAACTTATGAGTCTTTGTAATTACTTCTTTCTCGGCAATTACGTCATCGTATTTTTGAGAGATGAAGTCACCTGGGAATCTTGGAAATGATAGCAGGGCTACCTTCCCCAAGTCTGGAAAACGAGAGTCTACAGACGCACGAAAAGCTTTATAAATATTATCAGCTGTTTTTCCTTGGTCATTGCCAGTGTTTACCTCTTGAGCAAATCCAGATATCTCATCTAGTACTGCAAGGATTAGGTTAAGGCCCTCATGAGACTCACGCTCTGAGTGGCCAGAGTAAACGGTAATTGAATGATCGAACTCAATGCTGTCCATCTTTGCATAGTACTTACCCTGAAACCAAGGAGACCTTTCAATCTTGGACTTAAATCCCTTGAAGAAAACATTCTTTGCTTGCTGGGCATTGATAGCTACGTTAATAAGGTCAATAGCGTCACCAGATGGCTTGCCAAAATACCTTGCTGGATCCTTGAGACAGAGTAGCTTATATACAAGGTAAGCACAGGCTACTGTAGATGTAAAGTCTTTCCCACTGCCCTTTCCGAGCTGTAGAATGACTTCATTCTTAGTATACTTTTTATAGTATCTTGTTCCTTCAGCTTCACCCATAATTGTTATGACATCTTCAAGCCTATAGATTTGGCTCATGGCCTCTACTATGTCATATTGTATTTGAGATAAAGGTGGTTGTGCCAAATAGTCTTCGCCCTCAACAAATGTCTTTGCATCTACTGGCATGTCAGCAAATGGGCTGTCTTGTAGTGCCTCTAAGAAATCATCAAACACTATTCGTTCACAATCGTAATAGTTTCTCCTGGCTTCGTTGCCCTAGAAAGTCTGGTCATGATCTTGTCACGAATCTCTGGATGCTCTGCAGCAACATCTTTAAGTATTTGAATTAAGACTTGCTGCCTTTCTTCAATTTCTATCATCTCTTCTGCAAGCTCTTTATTCTCTAGAAGTCCAGCTTTTTGCAGCATGTCTATCCTGGTTCTCTCTAGATCCATTACCAGCTTAATCCCTGCGGTCTTGGCTGTTAGATTAGCTACGGTAGTTGCTTCATCTATAACCTCGTATGCCTTTTGAATTAGCTTGCTGTAGTGAGTGTCTGCTCCTACGAGTGCTTCTTTTGCACGAGCTCTTATAGCAGCGTTATCGGACGCCATTGCTCGCCACTCGTTTATGTATCCAACTACCTTTTGTCTTGGCATGGAAAGCTCTTTAGATATCTGAGTCTCTGGTGTTCCAGCTAGATACTTCTCAACCACCTTGTTAACTGTATCAAGGTGTTCTGCTGTCAGGTCTTCAAACGACACGCTTAGCTCTCTTTCCCTTTTGCGGGATCCTCTTGATCTTATCCTTGCTAAACGCACGGAATTGCTGGGGCTTGCCCCTAAAAAGCTCAAACACGTCTATCCAGTTGGCTCCAGTCTCATCGTTGGTTGTAAGGCCACGAACCTTAAACTTTACACCATACTCTCCACGAACCTTTACGATGTCACCAGCCTCTATAATGAAGCCATCTATGTCAAAGCTTGGTACTGTGCTGAACTTTGATTCTGCTACTGGTGCTCTGTTAGCTCTCCTACCCATTATGCCCTCTCCTTAGCAATCTTTAATAGTATTAGGTAACCTAGTAGGTCATCGATGTCATTGTCTCCTGGCCAATCATGACCATTTTGAATTCTTGATAGCTTGTCATCAACACGAACAAGAAGCTGCTCTACCTTGTCTGACTTAGAAAAGATCCTTGTTGGATGCAATGCCGAGTCTCCGTAGGATCTGTTCTTAGAAATAAGCAAGTCTCTAATGGTGTTTGATACTCTCTCAATATCTTGTTCTGTTTGTGCACTCATCTGCGTGATTTCCTTAGTCCGAACTTTGCAAGGTAAACGTAAATAGTTTCTACACTTACACCGCACTCTTTTGCAATTTGCTCTGGAGTCTTTTTATCTAGGTGGTATCTTTTCTTTAACCAAGTTTGATTCGTATATAGTTTAGCAGCCATGATGGTTTTTGTCAAGACCTCGCAATCTTATCCCAGTTGAGCAGAGAGTAATGTCCAATAGCAATTGCATCTGCAACATCATTATCTGTCACGCTTAAATCATAGTTAATATTAACAAAGTTAATTGTCTTTTGTTTACGAATTTCTCTTTCCTTTGTCTTGTACCAGGACTTTGACTTATCAGGATTTTTATTAACAATATCTAGCTTTTCGCTAGTGGTCAACTTTCCATTTCCTATAAAGGTTTGCCAGGCTATTGGATTGATAGACCCTCCAATTTTAACCATATTGATTCCAGCAGCACCTAGCATTGCTCCTTGAACAAGAGCTAGGTCAGCAGCGGTCTTTGGGCTATTCATGTATACTGTGTGCTCTATAACAATGGAGTCAACCTCAAATAGCTTAAACACTCCCAATGATTTTCTAGCAGCATCAATGACTTTTTCATAGGTGTTGGTTCCGAGAAAGTTAATCTTCCCGTACTTTTCTAAGACCTTGTCGTTAAAAATTGCAAAAGCTATGCTATTGGTGCTCGCATCAATAGAGCATATCCTTTTAGGTCTTGGGTTTATCTTGGTTAGGTTTACCATTGGACATCCCCTTAATCTCTTTTAAAGCCTTGACTACGTCTTGTGGATTGACTGTGCAAAGTGTGCAAAGACTATCGTCATTATAATTCGAAAGCTTTGCGTTGCAACTCTTGCATTTACGATCCCGATTTTTTCTTTGAGATCGTTTCTTAATAGCATACCGTTGAGCTATCTTTTCTTTTGTAGCTGCCTCTCGGCATTCTGCAGAACAATAAATCTGGTAAGTTATTTTAGTTTCAAAATGTTTGTCGCACCAGCTACAGTGTTTGATCTTCATTTAAGGGCTCCAAGGAATTAAGTTTAACGTCTCCCTTGCCAGCAATATCACATGTAGCACGTAAAGGACATGTCTTACAGATCTTTGAATTAGCTCTATAATTTTTTTCTGGGAGCTTCTTCTTCTCCCATGTTGCCCTAACGTCCCTCATCCAATTGAATGTCTGGTTCACCCACGCTATGTAGTAATCATTAAGTTCTACTGGTAGTATCAGTAGTTCATGATTGTTTTTGTTTTCATAAATAAGAACTGCCTTAGTCTTATTTAGAATCTTCATGTATATAAGCAGCTGGACTAGGTGTCCTAGCTTTGGCTTGTTTACCTTTTTACGATACTCAAAGCCTTCCATCGGCATAGTCTTTATTTCACCAAGAAGATCTTCTCCATCCCAATTAAGGATTACGTCTCCGTAACCAAAAATTGGTGGATCCTCGGATATCACCTTAAACTCTGAGTCAACCAAGAGTCCATCTACGTTTCCCATAGCCTCTTGAATACGCTCATGCGACTTAGTGCCAGCTGTCATATTGGCGCCTCCGTAAGCATCCGCATTGTCTACAAAGTCTGCACCCTCAAATGCCAGGTACCAATACCTCGGGCACTCTCCGTGAGAGAACGCCACTGTCGAGGGGGCAAAGCTTTTCTTAGTAGTAAACTTCGTTCCACGCTTAGCGGTATATCCAAGGTTAATCTTGTCAATAAGATCTTTTGCATTAATAAAAGACTTCTTGTCAGCGACAGTCTTAAGCATTACTTGACTCAATAGGTTTTTTGCCATATTATTTTACAATATATTTCAATGCTGAGACTAGGTCTGATATAGCCTCGTGTGCAGTGAAGTAAATATTCTTCTTCTCTCTTTGTCCTTTTTCAACATTTACCATCCAGGTAGCCCTGAAAGCCATCTTGGCAGCTATGGCTTGAAGCCTAACTATCTCAACAGTGGCTACCTGAAGTGGTATGTCTGGTCTTACAATTAGTTTTGCAATTGTAGTTAAGGCAATGGTTAGCTCCTCATCTTGCATAAATTCTGCAATCTCAGAAAGTCCATTAACCTTATCAATTGTCGTACTGTTTTTTTCCACCATACTATTATACCACGGACTCGGCCTGTAGGATGGTCTGCTTCTCTTTGCTTGTGACATTAGCTTTGCCAACAAACCATGGAAGGAGAACCTCATACAAGTCTACTAGAAGGTTTACATCCTGTAACTGATACTTCTTCATCTCTTTCCAGGCCTTGTCATCTCCTGCCATGCAGTCGATCCATAGCTGGAATCCTGAGTGCTTTACCTTTGCACCTACACCCAGAGCCTGGGCAACATAGTCTAGCTTGTTTGATGGGAACTGGAAGTTTGCTTTTACGACACTCATTAGGTCTAGGTCTTTAACTGTTGAAGGAGGCATTAGCCCATTCTCCAAGAACTCCCTATTGATGTGCTTGTGATCAAAGCCAGCTGAGTTCCAGCCAACTAGAACATCTGCCTCTTCCATTAGCTTATGAAGGTCTTCAAGCATTGTCTTCTTGCCATCATGGTGTACTGACTTAAAGATTACCTTCTTTGTACCGTGCCATCTTGCCCCGAAGCATAGCATCTCCGTAGGCTCAATAATCTGATTTATAGATACGTTCTGGTCCCAAAGGCCCCAGACATATGCTTTAATAGGTGTAGTTTCAATATCTAGATGTAATATTTTCATTATTTATTTCCTTCTATTAGTTGCTCTAGTAATTCTAGTTCAATTATTGCTAGTCTTGTTTTTCTGTTAGTTTCACCCAATACTACTACTATAGCAGGATCGTTCCCATTACGCAAGGCGTCAGTTACAGCCTTGGCCCAGTTATCTTGATTAACAGTAAAGCCTTTTGGATATTCTTTAAAGTCTACGGTAAACCCCTCCCACTTGGCATCGCCTTTGGTAATTCCTCTACCACTGTTCTTTATAGCTTTTGCACCAAGCCTTTTAATCTCTGATCTCTCGCTCATAGTCCTTCTTTGTCTTCTTATATTTGGACAAGCTAACGGTTGATAGGTGTCTATTACTACACATCCACGTAAGCTCTTTGGTTTCTGGATAGCTGCGTAAGGATGATACGTCCTCTTTGCAGGTGTGGCAAGAAAACTTACCAGTGTAAACGCTATACTTGCTCATTCAGCTTTGCCTCAAGTTCCTTGTGGAAGTCTGGATTGTCCTTAACATACTGAACAAATGCGTCCCTTCCCTGAAGCTTTTCTCCATTTTCGAGCTTGTACCATGCGCCAGTTCTCTCTACTAGCCCGTTCATCTCAGCGGTATCAACTAGGTCTGCTATAACGTCTATGCCAATAAGGTCTCCCTTAAAGTAGAAGTCGTACTCTCCAGAGTCTCCTGGTGCTGAGGTCTTAGAATTAGTCACTTCCCATCTAACCTTGCGGCCAACCTTCTGTTCAATGATCTTGTCTCCAACCTTTACCTTTGCCTTCAGTGCCTGAGAGTCGGAGGTTGAGGAGAACAGCTTGATAATTGTAGAGGACATGTACTGTGTTGTCAAGCCTCCCGTTGGCTGTTGCTGAGTATACATTGCCGTAATGTTGTTCCTTGCTTGAGAGATTGCAACAATAAGTCCTGGCTTCTCTCTGTTATTGGCATAGTTAATCATTAGCCAAGCATGCTTTAAGTCCTTAGACTCTGAACCAATCTGCTTTGTCTGATCCAGCTGCTTAAGCTCGTGTGAATCTTTTTCAAAGTATACCGCTGGCAAAAGAGAACTAATACTATCTATTACGATCAGGTCAGCCCCAGCATTCAAAAGTCCAACGGTCACGTCGGTCATGTCGTTGATGCTTCTGGCTTCTGAATAGATTAGCTGAGTGGTATCTACCCCAAGCTTCTTAGCCCAGGCTTCGTCATAGGACATCTCTGCGTCTATCCATGCACAGAGCTTTCCTTCCTTCTGAGCTTCTCCAATCATCTGTAGGCATAAGGAAGACTTAGCACTTGACTTGCTTCCCCAAAGTAATATCTGCCTCCCATACGGTAGGCCACCGCCTAAAGCCTTATTAAGGCCAGGGCTTGGTGTGGCCTGGAATTGAGTTTCGATTCCTACTCCAGTCTGCACACGCTTTCTCAACTTGGGGTCGAGTAGTGCCATTGCTTCATCAATTGTTGTCAATTACATCCTCCATGATTATTGTTCCATCTTTTGTTTTACCTAGGCTAAAGGTGTATGCCTCGCCCTCTTTTATTTTCATATAAGCTTTTGCAAATGAAGTAGGGAATACAGTTACTGGGTAAAGAGATCTAGACACGTCCGCCAATGTTAGCGTTGCCATCTTCTTTCCAGCTTTAGTAATCCTAGGATTGAATGATACAACAAATAGCTCTTCCTCTTTAAAGGGTAGCATCTTGTAGTTCAAAATCTTTATCAGAGAGTCGTCAGATTTTATAATGTTCTCTGAAGGAATAGCCTTTACGATCCTGTTATCACTTGCCAGAATCAAATAGGTTTTGCCAGACTCTATAGTAGTTTGCTCTTCATCGAAGATCCCTATGCTGCCAGTCTTATCTAGAAGCTCTACTCTTGACCAACCCTTGCCCCGCTTAATGCTCTTTACCATTCCTAGTAAAATAAACGAGCCCTTCTCCTCAAAGCTCTCTACCTGGTCCATAAATGCATAGTAGTGCTGTGGAACATCTACGTTAAACTCTGGGAGGTTTAAGTACTCGTAAAGGTTTTGCCTTACTTCTTCAGCATTCCTTGGGTTATCCTCGAATGTTGCACCGCCAATAACCCTCAATGCCTGCAAAGCCCTAGAGTTTACGCCACTACCCTTGTTAAATGTAAACTCTTCAATCTGCTTGTACGATGTGAATGGTCTTGCTGAAATAAACTTCTCAGCGATGTTGTCAGAGATATACTTAATAGCAGTTAGCCCAAACCTAATTCCCTTGCCCTCGATCTTAAAGTCTGCATCGGAGTCATTAACATGGGGCAGCTTAATAGGAATATTCATACGCTTTGCTTCAATCAGGTACTCTGTTCTTGCATCCTTGTCCGACTCATTCTTTAATATAGAGTACATAAATTCAATTGGATAGTATGTCTTTAGCCATGCCGTCCAGTACGATAGCGTAGAGTACGCCACAGCGTGAGACTTATTGAACGAATACCCTGCATGGGCCTCAAAATCATGCCATAGATCAGCAGCCACATTAGGACTGAGAAACTCTGAAGCACCAGCAATAAACCTGTCTTTAAATACATCAAACTCTTTAGCATCTTTCTTCTTTCCAATAATCTTACGAACCTTGTCGGCATCAGCCATTGACATGCCCCCTAGCTCTGTACAGGCCTGCATGACCTGCTCCTGGTACAGGATACACCCATAAGTTTCTGAAGTAAACTGCTTCATCTTCTGATGGTGATATGCAATATTCTGCTTACCATGCTTACGAAGGATGTAGTCTTTGCCAATTGTATTCATGGCACCTGGTCGTACCAGTGCGTTGGAGGCTGCTAGCTCTGAGAAGTTCTTTACACCCATCTTGACAAGCAAATTAGTGTATGGTGTAGCTTCACACTGGAACACGCCTTTAGTGTATCCAGATGATAGCATTTCATAAACCTTTGAGTCTTCCATGTTAATAGAAAGCAAGTCTATGTCTTTGTAGTGACGCTCCTTGATGATATCAAGTGTGTTTCTTAATACTGATAGTGTTTTAAGACCTAGAGCATCGATCTTGATTAGACCAATCCTCTCAGCCTCTTCCATGTCTACCCCAACAACTGGGATTCTTTCTTTAGTACCAGGAGATGTCCTAGTTTCTAGTGGGGCATACTTAAAGATTGGATACTTAGATGTTACAACTCCTGCTGCGTGGATTCCAGTACCACGAATTCTACCACGTAGCTGATCTCCATACTTCTCAATCTCTGGATACTTTTCCCTAAACCAAGCTGCTTGCTTTGAGTAGCAGTAGTCATCCCAGGTATCTATAACTTTTAGTACTTTGTTGACATCGGTTAGTGGGATGTGGAGGACACGTGCAATGTCTCGAACAACACCCTTATCTTTAAACTGTAGGAAGGTTGCGATAGACGCTACGTGCTTATACTGTCTAACTAGATAGTCTTTCACTTCCTCACGCCTTGTGTCTTGAATATCAGTATCAATATCTGGGAAGTCATTACGTTCTGGGTTAATAAACCTAAAGAATAGTAGGCCATGCTTAATAGGGTCAATGTCTGTAATCTCTAATGCATAGCATAGCAAAGACCCAGCGGCTGATCCACGTCCTGGACCTACCATGATACCCTCTTTCTTTGCCCATGCAATCATAGAGCGAACTACAAGAAAGTATGGTCCAAAGTTTTTGTTTTTAATAACCTCTAGCTCTTCGTCAAGCCTAGCGATATACTCATCATTTAGAATTCCACGCTTTTCAAGACCAGCAAGGCCTAAGTCTTTAAGCTCTTTGTCTGGCTGCTGATACTGAACTGGAAGAAGGTCTAGGTGATCCTCTATCTCATAGTCCTCTACCTTGTCTGCTACCTCTTTTGTGGCATCATACATGTCTTCACGATCGATACCCTGAGCCTTCATGGCATCGTGCATCTCTTCATCTGATAAAAGGTGGATGTCAAACTTAGCAAAAGATATCTGTCTTTCACCATACAGATAGTCAAGCCTCTCCATTAAGTTTTCATACTTGGACGACTTGTCGTAAGTAGAGTCTTTCTGAACCTTGTTAGAATAACTATTCAGGATTAGCTTAAGCTCTTGGATTTCTTTTTGCCCAGTATGTGCGTGGTGGCAGTCTGGAGTAACAATAGGCTTCACGCCATACTTGTCAGCCAGTTCTAGAAGCTTGTGGTTTACATCTGGTGGGTTGTGAGGCATGACTTCAATGTAATAGTCATCTCCAAAGACACGCTTGTGCCATTCAATAATTCTCTTGGCTTCTGCTAGCTCGTCGGCTTCTATGGCTTTCGCTAGAGCGCCAGAGAGGCACCCAGAAAGGACAATTAGGCCCTCTGAGTACTTCTCTAGCACCTCATAGTCAAAGCGTGGTTTCTTGAAGAATCCTTCAGTCCACGCAATTTCGTTGAGCTTATTTAGGTTTTCTAGTCCAACACGGTTCTTTGCAAGAACAATAACATGGTTATATACTAAGTCAAGTAGTCCGTCTCTAACGTCATTTGCCCGCTTGTCGAATCTGTCATTAGTTATATAACCTTCTACGCCAAGTACTGGCTTGATACCAAGGCTTTTTGCAATTCGGTAGAACTCTCTGTGGCCAGAGAGTGAACCGTGATCTGTAATTGCCAAAGATTTCATGCCGAGCTCTTCTGCTCGAACCAAGTACTCTTCTGGTGTGGCTATCCCATCGAAAAGGGAATAGTGTGTGTGAACGTGAAGACCATTGTAGCTCAACCTATCGCCTACCAGTCAATATTTGATGAAGTGACTGATGGGTTGTCAAAGCCAAGATAGAATGCTTCTTGCTCTGCATATGGAATCTTGCTAAGTGCAGACTCCAGTGGAAATGGCTCTGTGCCATCCCATGAAAACGGTTCCTTGTCTGGTACCGATGGAATTAGTGTGTAGTTTGTTTCAGTTCCCTGACCATTCCTCTTCAGCTTCCACTGTAGGTTGGAAATGCTGCCAGTGTCAAGAGCATACTCTCGTATGGTATTAAAGACAGACTGCTTGCTTACACCCATTGACCAGATCGCCACGTAAGGATCTTCAAGTCCATCGTCTACAAGGACATTGCAGTAAAAGCGAAGCTTGGCCTTCCAGCCAGAATTAGCCTTTGAGTCCTTACGATACATCTCTTCTGCAAAGTCTCTGCCGTCTGTCTCCATTGTGTCTACAGCCTTGCGCCTGTAGTCCTTTGGATTTGAGTGCTCCTTTACTACCAGAGCTAGCCCACGACCTTCGTCATAGTTAGCACTTTCATCATCAAGCTCTTCGATAAATCGAATCTTTACAGCCTGACCATCTGCAAGCTTTAGCCACCTTACTCGTGGCCTGTTCTCGTCATACTTTGGCTTATCAAGTAGTGCATTGATGTTTTTTAGCCCTTTGATTACGCTCATTTTTTTCTCCTTGTTTTCTTGTCTTTTAGTTTAGCATGGCTTGTATTGATTTGTCAAACGATACTTCAAGCTTTTTTATTTCATCGTCTGGCATATCGCCTATATCTTTATACTGTTTATCTAGATGAAGTAGAGACACACGAGATCCAAGTCTTTCTTGAATCCTTGAGCTCATGTTTCCTCCAGCTTCATCATTATCTGCAACAACTATAATGTTGTTGAAGTATTTTTTCAGCAGCTCTACCTGAATGTTAGACACATTAGCGCCTAAGGTTGCAACCGCTGGAAGTCCGCATTGATCAAGTCGCACAACGTCAAAAGATGACTCTACGACGTATACTCTGTCTGCTGCCTTTATCCTGTGCAGGTTAAACAGGATCTTGCTTTTTGGCAATCCAGGAGTATTCTTAAAGTCTTTTCCATCGACAGACCTACCGACAAATCCAACTGACATACCGTCTGGGGAGTGAACTGGTACAGTGACCATGTCTTGCTTTTCAGAATAGCCAAGGCCAAACTTAAGCATAGATTCTTTTGTAATCTTCCTGCCAGAAAAGTATGATGTGGCTCTCTCAGAGTCAACGCCTTGGGCATTAAGTCTTTTAATTAATATTTCATCAAATGGTACGTAGTCTGGCTTGGTGTGTAGTTGCTTTGCAATGATGTCCTGAATGCTTGTCTCGGCTTCTTTGCTTTTTATAAACCTGGCTGATTCAAAATATGATCGGCCAGTGGTATGCATGATAAGCTCATTAAGGTCGCAGACATGATGGCAAGAAAAGCAAAAGAAGATTCCTCTTTGCTTGTCTACTTCTCCAGCTGGTGTACGATGATTTGGGTGAAAAGGGCAGAATAAAATATAGTCGGTATCTACCTCTGACTCTATTGTGAGGCCTGCTCCTGTGAGTACTCGCTTGATTTGCTCTTCGCTATATATACTGGTGTTGCTCCGTCTACCCCTGTGATCCATTCGCCCTGTCTTTTCCCTACGTATATTCCATGTATTGATAATTTAAATTCAAAATAATTATTATTGGAGTTATATTCTATCGTAAAATCTTCTTTTATGTCAAGCCTTGGAACATATCCAGACATCTTCATTTCTAGAAGTAGCAGCTTCCTATACTCGTCACGGAGCCTTGCGACAGCCGAGTCGTCATAGATAGTGCCCTGAATACCAAACCTTTTTATAGGCTTGTGATGGAACTTTGACATACTCCATTATAACCCTAATTATCCTCAAAGTCCTTGTACCTATAGTATCCCTTATCGAAGTCCGCTTGTACCATAAACTCTCCCATAAATCCATTTCTGTTTTTACGGAACACGCATTCAATTACGTCTGAGTTTGCTGCTCTACCCAGAGCCATCACCCAGTCGGCGTCATAGGCGATCTGACGGCTCCAGGCAGTCTGACCTAGGGTTGGTACCGTATCTAGCTTTGTGACGTCATCTGGGGTCGCTGAGGATATAGCCATGATTGGTACCTCCTCAGAGATAGCCATTAGCTTTAGCTCACGAGAAAGGTTCTTCATTCTAACAGTCTCATTATCCGATTTTTGATTTGGAGACATTAGCTGTAGATAATCTACAATAATAAAGTCTGGCTTATACTGGTCAATCTTTCCACGAATAACTGATGGGGTAACTTCTCCACCAGAATCATTAGAAATAATATGGAACTCTGGACGTCCCACCAAGTTCTTTGCATGCCACTTCTTTAAGTCTTCTACCTCAACTTCTCCAGAGCTTAGCTTTCTGTGGGACCAAAGACCTTCGCCCATAATTGTGAATACACGATTACGGACCTCTGTCTCGCTCATCTCAAGGCTAATCACTAGTGGCGTCTTTCCTTGCTTCCATGCTTGAACAGCAAAGTAAAGCGATAGCCAAGACTTTCCAATACCAGGGTATGCCAGGAACACACCTAGCTGTCCTGGCATAATACCTGATGGAAGGTAGTTGTCAAATCCTGGAAGACCTGTTTTGATTCCTAATGCGCCAAGCTCTTGCTGCTTCTTTAGATTTTCGTAATAAGCTACAGCACTCTCTAGGTCAGTCGCATCGATGTCTTTGATTCTAGAGGTGTTCTTCTTTAGCTCAGATGTCTGAGAGATTAGTTTCTCTAAAGCACTTGGAGCTGTACCGCTTTGTATATCGGCTGCAGCTGATCTAATGATCTCCTTAAGGCTATCATTAAGGTACTCTGCCTGCAACTCTTCAAGGTGATGCTTTGTTGCCCCTATGCCATCAACTGGTGAGAAGTCCCTGAACTTTTCTACAACTAAAGATGTGGGTGGGGTTGACCCATTCTGCTCAAAATAGGATCTTACGAAGTCCCAAACGTCATTATGGGTTCTCAAAAGGTTGTCAATGTTTGCCTGGAGTAGGACATGCATTTGCTTGTCGCTCAGGACTGCTGATATTAGTTTAGATTCTGTATTATTCATTTAGCCATTTCTTTGCTAATGCCCTGCGCTCTTCTCGATCCCTAAGGTCTTGAGCGTAGGTCTCTCTTTTTTGGATTATGTCATGAGCATAGTTGGCAAAATATTTCCAACTAGGGGATTGTGATACTTGCATATAGTGTTCTAGCAAGTCATAGCAATACGGTAGCCCATAGGACTCTATTAGGGCATCTGCTGCCCATTGCTCTACGTTTAAGTTAAGCAATGGCTTTACCTTCAACCTTTGAGTATAAAGTTTACTATACCTAGAAAGCAAAGCCATTCGGTCTTTGCGCTCCACCATTACTCAGGAACTTCTTCTTTTGCCTCATTAATTTTAGCAATTAGCTTATTCTCAACAAAGGCATAAACCCTGTCGAAAGCTTCATTGACTGTCTCGGCATCTCGCCTAGAGTCTTCTACACCAAGATCAATTCTTAGTGATTGGAAGTTGCCAAGATTTAGTGTATAACCTAGCGAAACTGTTACTTTTGTCTGCTCGTTCTCCATACCCACTGTCTCTCTTATTTATATTGATTCAGACCAAACTGGAATGAATCTACCGTCTTCTGTTCTTGTATAAGTCAGTATACCATCCCCCATCCTCCGTGTCAACTCTTGAATGGAAGGAGTTATATCATTTGTAATAAGCTTGTCCTTGCGAGGTCTGCCCATGTGATAGGAAGCTAGTATATCACGAATTGACCTTACTTGGGACTCGGAGTAATAGCTTCGTACCTGCCACCCCCTAGCACCACCCTCTTGGCTGCCAGTAGGCTCTGGGATGACTCCCCGCTTCATCAAGCTTGGCATATATTTCTTGTGACGATTTACTAAGTCAGCCGCTTCTCCAACAGTGTAAGCTCTTTCTCTATTTTTTTTAAAGTCTGACACTAGGCAGCTTTCAATTCTATTCTTAATTATATTATATACAGACATGATGCCGTTGGACCTGTTTAAATGATGGACCCTGACAAGATCTCCGTTTAAGAACCAGACCTTTTTGTTTCCAGGAATTACTGAAGCGCTGTTGTATTCCTCACGGCTTCTATACCCGTTTCGATCTGCCATCTGATTACCTAGTTAGGTACTCCGACAATCAAAATATTTACAGCTACAGAAACGTCTCCGCTTGTGTTAAACTTTACGATGCCCTCTATCCTAGAGGTTGTCACGGTTTTTAGGATTACGATGACATCCTTTCCAGCCTGAGTGTTACCAACATTTAAAGGTGTGGCAGTAACGACTGGGGCGTACTTGAAGTCTGTTGGAAAGTCATAAGAGAATGTCTTCTCGTTGCCAGCGTTTACGGTGCTGTTATTGGTAACTTCTACATAGCCACCGATTATCCTGGCGTCTGATGCCTTTAGACTTTGCTTTCCAGCTGAAGGTGTGTCAATCGTCACATACTTGTATGTCGAGGGAGACACCTGTGTAGATAAGTCATTTATTGCAGCAGCGAGCTGATAGATGTAGGTCAGATCTAGTGGCTGACCTCGTTCTGGTAGTGGAATTTTTGCCATAGTCTACCTATTATACCACTTCTGGGCCTATTGTGTAAACTTTTAAGAAGTCTGAAGTCCTAGCTATAGGCCTGCCCTTTAAGAATATCTCTGCTGTAAGTTGGTTTGGCCTTTTTTCTTCATCAACTCCGTCAATGAAATATGTGGCTGGAATAA